TCTGATACAACATCAGAAATACCGCCACCGCCACCAGTGGAGTTAATTGTCACACTATCAGTGGTAGCATCAGTTGTAATAGTAATATTTGTACCAGCAACAAATGTCAATGTATCAGTAGTACTATCGGCTGCAATTGTTGTTTGACCAGCCACAGCAACCTTATCGAATACATTCTGTGAACCACCTCCACCAGATGATGCGAATGTAATTTCATCAGTTGTAGCATCTGTTGTAATGGTCATATTAGTACCAGCAACAAATGTCAATGTATCAGCAGTATTATCTGCAGCAACCGTTGTTTGACCAGATACAGCAATCTTATCAAATAAGTTTTGTGAACCACCACCTGAAGGCCATGAAGTAATTGTTGACCCACCAAGTGTAGCAGAACCTTGAATTGTAATATTCTCTAACTGTAATTCGTCAATATTATTTGTGTAGAAGAAGTTAGAATGACCACCTGGGTTTGGACCAGTTGTGGCATATAATGGTCTAGCAGTTGAACTATCCTGCACAAATGTGAGGAACATAGGTGTTGCATCTAATGCTGAACCATGAATATTATTTGTTTGAATTTGTGTAGCATTACCAGATCCGGCAGGTCCTTGAACACCCTGATTACCTAATGGACCTTGATTACCAGTTAGACCGATAAAGCCTTGAATACCTCTAGTACCTTGAGGACCTTGGACACCTTGGAGACCAGTTGAACCTATTGTACCGCCAGCACCTTGTGGACCAATTGCTCCAGTAGCACCCTGTGTACCTTCACCACCACCTGGGCCAGGTTCACCTGTTATACCCTGAATACCCTGTGGGCCAGTTCCACCAGCACCAGCTTGACCTTGAGGTCCTTGAATACCTTGTGGTCCAAATCCACCTAAACCTTGCTCACCTTGAGGACCGGCAGGACCCTGTGGACCTTCTCCACCGACACCACCACCAGCACCTTGTGGACCAGCATCTCCTTGGAAACCTCTAGGACCTTGTGGACCATCTCCACCACCAGAACCAGCTAAACCTTGAGGTCCTTGTGGTCCAAATCCACCTTGAATACCTTGTAAACCGGAACCAGAATAACCTTGAACACCTTGAGGACCAATCGCTCCATCAGCACCCTGAACACCACCATCACCTGGGTCACCAGCTGGGCCTTGGAAACCTTGAGGTCCCTGTGGACCTTGTGGACCATCTGCACCAACACCTGGACCACCCTGAACACCTTGGAATCCTTGAATACCTTGAACACCTTGGTTTCCGTCTCCACCAATACCCTGTGGACCGAATGGACCCTGAATACCCTGTGGACCTGTGCCTCCAGCACCTTGTGGACCTAATAAACCTTGAAGACCTTGCGGCCCCTGTAAACCTTGAACACCCTGATTACCTAAAACACCCTGAGCACCTGGCGCGGCCGGACCTTGAATACCTTGTAAACCTTGAGGACCAGCAGGACCTTGCGGGCCACTTGGACCAGGTTGACCATCTCCACCATCAGCACCCTGTAAACCTTGAGCACCATCAGGACCTTCAGGACCCTGAATACCTTGTGTTCCCTGGAAACCATCAGAACCAACACCACCGATACCTTGTGAACCAGTTAAACCTTGGATACCCTGAATACCTTGAGCACCAGTACCTCCAGGACCTTGGAAACCTCCAGCACCCTGAGCACCATCAGAACCTTGTAAACCTTGGATACCTTGAGGACCTACTGCACCATCAGCACCATCTGAACCTTGAATACCTGCAGCACCCTGAGCACCAGCAGCACCTTGAGCACCTGCACCGTCAGAACCTTGTAAACCTTGTAATCCGCCAGGTCCTTGGAAACCTTGAACACCCTGTGGGCCAGCAGGACCAGTAGCACCAACATCACCAGTTCTGGCAAATGTAATTGTGACATCTTCTTGGTCAACAAATGTACCATTACCACTTACAAATGCACAAGTGACATTAAAGTAGCCTGTTAATTCTGTAAGAGCAGAAATTGTAAAGATTTGGAATACTTCAGGCTGTGATTTCTTTGTAATTCTAAAATGACCTTTAATAGGACTTGTAGAATCATCAATTGTTCTTAAGAAAGGCTCAATATTAACAAAGTTATCATCTCTATCGTCAATATATAATGCTGTTGCCGATGCGTATGTACTATTATTAAGTTTTAAATTACCAGCTTGTGGTCTGTTATTCAGTGTATCTGTTAAGAATGTATAGTCAAATGTAATACCACCAAATGAACCTTCAGTACCTTGTAAACCATCGGTACCTTGTAAACCTTGAGGTCCTTGAACACCAGCACCAGTTCTACCTTGTAAACCTTGGATACCTGTTGTACCTTGAGGACCCTGAATACCTGCAGGACCTCTTGGAACGAATGTAATTAATGTGGCAGGACCATGTACTTGGTTAACAGATGTTTCCCAACTTGTGACATTACCATCAACAAAGTTAACATCAAAATAACCATAGTTTTTACCGACACCGTCCCATGTCCAGCCAGTAATTTCATAAACTAACCAATGGTGGCCAGCAGGGCCATTTCCATCATCGTAATTACCTTCTTGTATTTTGAGATAACCTTTAACTGTACCAGGTTGACCAGCAATGAAATCAAAGAAGTCATCTACCTCCTGGTTATATTGGTCAGCAGGAATATCATCTATTGTAATTAAATTAGCTGATTGTGGGTTGGCATTATTAAATTTAAAATTGTTTGTACCAGGGTCAGTACCACCGATTGTGTTGTTAACAAAGTTCCAAATAAATGTTAAGCCACCATATTGGCCTTGCTCTCCCTGAAGTCCTTGGAGACCTTGAATACCTGTAGCACCCTGAGTACCTGTTGTTCCCTGGATTCCTTGTAAACCTGTTGCACCAGTATCGCCTTGGAGACCTCGCTCACCTTGGATACCTGTTATACCTTGAACACCTTGAGGTCCTATAGGTCCGAAATCACCTTGAACACCCTGAACTCCTTGTGGTCCGAAATCACCTTGAACACCCTGTACACCTTGTGGGCCAAAATTACCTTGAACACCCTGGACACCCTGGACACCCTGCACACCTTGGTCACCATTTCTGATAAATGATACACGAACATCTGAACCGTTTGCAAGAGCTGTTGCACCAACGAGATGATTTACTGTTAATTGCCAATAACCTGTTTTGTCTGCAACTGCATCAATTCTAAATAATGCTTGTGTACCTAGGTCAGTTGCATCTATAATTCTTACATAACCTTTAGGACCACCAGTCACAGCACTTAATTCAGCACCAATGTCGTCCATAACTGTCAAGCCATTATCATCAACATCATCAATCCATAGATTAATGTCAGTATTAGCTAGGTTGACATTACTAAATCTGATTGTACCAGGACCTGGGTCAGCATCTGTGGTATTGTTATCGTAATCGTAATCGTATGTTATACCACCAAAGTCACCAGTTGAGCCTTGGACGCCCTGATTTCCTTGTAGACCTTGAGAACCTGTTGTACCTTGAATACCTTGAGGTCCAGTAGAGCCTTGAATACCAACATCACCTTGGATACCCGTTGTACCTTGAACACCTTGAGTTCCTTGTGGGCCAATCTCACCTTGAATACCTGTGAAACCTTGAATACCAGTAGTACCTTGAACTCCTTGAGTTCCTTGAGTACCTGTTCTTGTAAATGAAATAATACATGCTGGGTCAGCAGTCAGATTTCCAACTGTTGCTGTTGCTGTTAAGTAATTAACATTAAATTGCGCCCAACCACCATTGTCTGTAATTTCTGTAATCTCATAAGTGATAAACTTCTGATTATCAGCAATATTTGTAATCTGTATATAACCTTTAACTGGTCCTGCGACATCATCAAGTGAATCAAAAAGTTCTGTAATATCACCTAAGTTTTTAGCGATTGCGTCAATGGAAATAATTGTTGTTTGGTCTGCTAAGACGTTATTAAATCTAAATTTGGATTGAGTTGGGTCTGCAACTACTACAGATGTATCAAAATCATACTCAAATGATACACCACCATAAGAACCTGTATAGCCTTGAACACCTTGAATACCAGTATCACCTTGGATACCTGTTGTACCTTGAGGACCAGCACGGCCTTGTGTTCCTTGAATACCTAAATCACCTTGGATACCAGTAATACCCTGAACACCTTGAGGACCTCTTCGCCCTTGGATACCCTGAATACCTAAATCACCTTGGATACCTTGAGCACCCTGTGGTCCAGCCTCTCCTTGGAAACCTCTAAATCCTCGTTCACCCTGGATACCTTCATTACCTAAAGGACCCTGCAAACCTTGTGGACCAGTTACGCCCTGGAAACCTTGAACACCTCTAAATGAACCAATATTAACCCAAGTACTTGAACCAACATAAATCCATAACTCATCATCAGCTTCATCAATAACACCTTCACCAATATTGGCAGATGGGAATGCTGCATTAAGAGTTGCTTGTGGGTCATTGGGTGGGTCTACATCAACATCAGCAACTGAACCGATAATTGTGAATCCAGGTCCATACGCACCTTGAACACCTTGTGTTCCTTGAATACCTGTTAAACCTTGGATACCTTGAGGTCCAGCCCCAATTTCTACCCAAGAGGTACCATCAGAAACATATAATTTATCATTTTCAGCATAGAGAACTGCGCCTTCATAGACTGTGGCGTCTAATGTAATTGGAAAGGCTTGTGGTATACCGAACCCAATAAACTTATTCTTTCCTGATGTTGTTCCAAAGGACATTTAAATTATTCTCCGTTTATCATTATAATAATATATTTATTATCATTAAACTACATCATCTTCTTCAGATTGACCTAGAGTAAATGACAATGTACAATGTACCGCTAAATCCGTATCAGCTATAATTTCAAGTGTGTCACCAGTCTTTAAAAACTGTCCGTTTAATGGAATTGCTGTGGTCTCGTAAGCAGGCAGTGGTAAATTTCTTAATATGTAAAATTCTTGGTTAATATAATTGCCATTGCTATCATTTTCACGATGAGTTCTGACATCAACATTAACAGTATTTGCTGTTGTATTACATAAAACAAGTGGCGAAATAACTTCGCCCACACCTGGCTCAACAGTTGTTGACCCACCGAAAACAAGTTCCGGAACCTCATATTGAGGAACATCAATCAAAACTTGCCAATTGGTAGAGACAACCTTATTAACGGCAACCGGTTTCGCGTCGGGAGCTTGAGAAGTTGTAATTGTGTTTATTGGCATTTTTCTTTTATCCTATTTTTATAATTGAGCTCTACTATTAGAAGCACGTCTTGCAAGTTTTCTTACAGATGATGTAAATGGTCGACCTTCAATTCTTCCTGTTCTACCATTAATCCTCAATCCTCTAGCAAAGTACTGGTTATTCAATTCGTCAGCACCTGACCATCTGATTCTTCCTCCATCCTCATTTAGTACCGAAGCAACAGCAGATACAGCACCACCTAGGTTTCTGAAGTTTAATGGTAATGCATTTCTGTTAACACCAGCACCAGCACCATTAAACTGGTGAGCAATGGATTCAACCAGTGAACCAAATACCAATGTATTAGGTCTTAATACGTTGCCTTTCAAGCAATCATTAAACAGACCTTCAAGCATAATGGTGTGTTCTGAGTTAGGTGATAGATTATTAACAATATAATCTCTCATTCTATCCCAAGCACCAGTAAATGAATCCAATAAATCAGTATTGTTAGGACCATCAAGTTGCCATGCTGAGCCATCCCAATAATAGATATCGCCTTCATAGTAGTTTACATTCATATCGTCTGCAACAATATAAGCGTGATTTGGCTTCATTCCAGTAAGTGCAGCAAGGTTTCCATTTGATACTGGTCCTTGTACACTTCCTTGATATTTCAGATCCGGGTTAGATGGATTGAATACAGGGAATACATGCTTACCGTTAAAGTCAAAGAATGCAGCAGTATATGTCTTGGTTGCATTCTGATTTCCATTTGTTGTATAACTTGGAGCAGGAACCGAAACATCTTCATACTTGAAGTCATTCTGTATAGCTGTCAGAAGATTTCTTGCATCTCTTCTGGTCAGTTTTTCATCAATATATTTATAAGTTGAACCTACATATCTTACGGTATCCATTGCAAGAGCTGTTCTATTTGATGATAATACACCTTGAGCATCAACAGCACTAGCATCTGCATATGTATAATCAGGTTCTTGTTTTACAGGTAGATATTTCGTGTCGTTATATAATTGTGTCTTATAGAATATATCTGCCAGACCTTGAACCTTTTTAGATTCAATTTCTGTTGCAACATCACCTAATACAACCTGACCTTCATACTTGCCTAATACAATATCCTTACAAATTCTACCGAGTTGTCTATAAGATTTTGCGGTTGGAATTCTTTGGTCCTCTGGTAATCTGTATACTGAGTTCCAGAAGTAGAAATCTGCATTCCATCTAGAGGCAGTATTACCACCAAAGTTTAAGTCAAAGCTGAAGGCATCTAATAGATAACCTGTATCACGTCTACACTTATCTTTGTTATAGTCAAGTACATTAAAGTTGCTGTTTATAAACTCTGTGACATCTGTAGCAAGTTCTTCTGAATTATCATCAAGTGTAATTTGAGCACTTGTGAGTTCGGAATCAATCCAAGCTGTATTTGCCTGTTCAAGTCCAGGTAGTCCTGCTAGAGAGTCATTACGGATAACATCCTCAACATAACCTATTAATTCGGAAACCCTAGCACCCTCTACTGCAGTTGCAGGAGTACCTGAAGTATCCTGTGGATAGATTGAGTAAACAGTATTTGCAGCATCAATTTCTTGTACAACATCAGAAACAAGAGTTCCTAGATAATTGTAAATGTCTGCTGTTTGGTTTCTTGTATCAACTGGTAATACAGAAATTCCATTCTCGAAATAAATTCCAGCAGATTGTCTAATAGCAAAGTTTGTATCGTGTTGTATATCGTGACTGATTGCATCAACCAGATATCCAATATCACGTCTACATTTTGCGTTCTTGAAGCTGAGTCCATTCTGAACATTTGAAAGATAACTAATTACATTTTCAGATAATGTGACTTTTTGTTTCTCTAATGCTTCCTTCGATGCGACATAATTATCAGCCATCCAGGATTGGTCAACACCAATCATATCAGGAATTGTAGCATCAACCTCTTTATTATCATCAACAGCATTTGCAACAATTTCTACAAGAGCTTTTGCAGCGATTGATGTTTTTGGATTTGCTCCATGTACATGGAAATCCTGTTCTTCTGTTGTCTGATAAGAATGTAAACCATTCCAATAATCGTATTGTGTTAAAATATCACCTGTGTAATATGTTTTAGATCTTGGGAATTCAGTTGTTGTAATTGCTTTACCACCGACAACATGCTCTACAATTTTTGCCATGTGGAGGAATGCATCTCTTGAACCCATTCTTTGTTCAATTTGTAATCCAGTATTTACAGCATTTTCAAAATACATACCAGCTGTTTGTACTGTTGCAGAATTACCACCATACTGAATGTCGTGTGATACTGCATCTACAATATATCCTGTATCACGTCTACATTTTGCTTCGTTATAAGGTAATACCTCGAAGTATTTAGCAAGGTGAGCCAACACTCCATTTTGAACAGTTTCCTTAACACTCTCAATTTCACCAAATGCAGCTACATATTCATCATCGTATGTACTTAATGTTGGGAATGAAACTGGAGGAGCAAGTAATAATGTATTATTAGAAATTGCATTAGCAACAATATCAAATAATCCTTCAACCTCTGCACCCATAGCAGCACCAGCACTTGCAGAACTAAAGTCTTGCGATACACCATTACCAGCAGATTTTAATCCAGCAATATCTGTATCTTGCACGACCAATTCAGCACAATCACCAATGTGAGCAAAGGCGGCAGCCGTTGGTTCTCTTTGGTCTTCTGGTAAGACACTTACAGCATTTTCAAAGTAAAGTTTTGCGTCGTTAATTGTAGCAAAATTACCTTGGTGTTGCGCGTCAAAAGAAATTGCATCAATAAGATATCCTAAATCCCTTTCACATTTTGCAACATCATAAGTTAATGAAGGTCTATTTGCTGCAAGCCAAGCTGTAATTTCAGCCTGTAAGAATGCCTTGTTATTTTGTAATTGAGCTCTTGCATTAATTCTATTATTAATTGAAGCTGTTCCTGTGTATGTAATTGTATCAGCATTACCAGAACCATTAGTCATAATGTCAATAATTTCATCAAATGCAGCTTCCGTTCTTGTTTTTGCATCTGTATCAGTCACTGCAGCAACTGCAAGACCTTTTGCGTATTTAATTGCAGATACAGTTTCTGTTAATTGTTCATTAATTACAGCATCGGCACCAGTTGTTCCAATTCTATATGCAAGTCCATTAAATACTGCGTTGAAATTAGAACCTGTTAATACATCAGCCTTGACAGCATCAAGAATCAAACCAATATCTCTCTTACACTTATCGCCATCGAATGTGTAATATCTGTCCTTAATGTATGCCTGTACTTCCTCAATAATGAAATCTCTATTACGCTGTAATTGTTTTCTAGCAAGAGTTCTATTCGGATCGAATGAAGCCTTGGTTAGAGTTGGCAATTGAGCAGTTTCAATATTTGTATCATCAACCAATTCAGCAATTACATTGAATAAATCATGAACAGCTGTTCCTGTTGTAGCATCAGCAGGAGTACCATCAGTACTTTGATATGGTCCTTCACTTACCGAATTAGCAAGTGCAGATACAAATGTATGAGGTTGTTGACCTGAACCACCAGTTCCCACATTCATTGTAAGCACAGTTGGAGTCACAGCTGTAATTGTGACAGGTTTCTGATAATATGGGTGATGTGCTTGAGGTGAAGTATGGTTAGCAGCACCACTACCCATATCACAACTAAATGTAAAGGCATTGTCTTTTAACCAAACCTGGTCACCTGGAACTAAATCATGAGAACCAACTGTGACCGTGAACACACCAGTAGCAGGGTCGTATGTAGCGTTTGTTGGAGTAAATGTGTTGTATGTTGTCGTATGAGCAACTTCTTTAACAACCTTTTCAGCAACATCTGCTAAGTGGCCAAATGCCAATCTTGTAGCTTCTCTTTGTTCGTAAGGTAGAACATTAATTTTTTCGCGAAGACCTGCAACATTAGCATTATCATCATAATCAGATAATGTTCTGAATTGTCCTTTTACTTCAATCGGTAAAACATTTACAGATCTGAGTTGTTCGTAATCAGCTGATTCAGAGTCAAATCGTCTAAAGTAGTAATCCAATACTTCAAGTGTATTTTCGTTTCCACCATATTCAATATCTCTTGAAACAGCATCAACCAATAGACCGACATCACGTTTACATACATTCTCGTCATAAGCCAATCCATTATATTCATCAGCAAGGAAATCAATGACACTTGATTGTAGATTTTCTGTATAACCATCAATGATGTCAACCTCTTGTCCAAATTCTGGATTTGTAGGTTCTACATAAGCAGGTAAATTATCTAAATTATCATCTCTAATAATTTGTGTTGTAATATTAATTCCATCTCTTACTGCATTACCAACCACAATACCAGCATCAGTTTGTGATACATCTTGTGTTTCAGCATTTCCAGATGTTTTTGTGACTGCTTGGTCTCTTACAATCTGATATGCAACTTCAGCTATATGTTCCCAAGTTTTTGCTGTTGGTAATTTTTGGTCCTCTGGTAAAACACTAATTGCATTTTCGTAATATAATCTTGCAAAGTTAATTGAACCAGCATTTGAACCATATTGGATATCCCAAGAAATTGCATCAACAAGATAACCTGTATCTCTCTCACATTTTGCAATATCATAAGTTAATGTTGGGAATTCTTGAGCAATATATGCAGTGACTTCAGCAATAATAAAGTCTCTATTTAATTGTAATGCAGTTCTAGCAACTGTATGGTTGGCACTAGGCGCAGCTGTTGTTCCGAATTGTAAAGCATTTGCATTACCTGAACCATTATTCATAATGTCGATAATTTCATCGAAACCAGCATTGGCTCTGGATAGAGCGGTACCAGTAAGTTCGGAACCAATCTCACCCTTAAGGTAATTAATAGCACCAACTGTTTGTGTTAATTGGTCGGTGACAACTTCGTTTGAACCTTTTGTACCAATCTGATATCCTAGTCCCATAAAGACAGAAGGATAATTAGAACCAGTAGCAACATCACGTCTTACAGCATCAAGAATATATCCTGTATCTCTTGAACACTTATCGCCATCATATACAAAATATTGACTTTGTAAATATGAAGCAACTTCTTCTTGTAAGAATTCTCTATTGTCTTGTAATTGTTCTCTTGCGTATTGTCCTTGTGAATTATATGTCACTTTAGACACAGCATGTTTTTCAACCGATACAAATGTATGAGCTCCACCGGAACTTGTAGCAAGTTGAACTGTAATATCATCACCAGCTACATTTGTAATTAACATAGGTGTTCTATAATTTGAATCACCTTTTCTTGGATATGAGTGTTCAGTTGCATTTCCATCTTGAGCACAAGTATATGTGAATGAATATGGAGCAAACTCAATATAATCATTAGTTGTTAAATCATGTCCTGGAATTGTGACTACTGAAATACCTGACGCAGGGTCATAAGTAGCAGTTGTCGGTGTATAATGACTTACATATGATGCTGGGTCAGTAAATACAATAGCATCAGAATCAATAGCACCAGTCTCAGCTCTTATAAATGTGTGAGCACCACCAGGTCCAGCACCAACATTCATTGTAATTGTATTATTGGTGACCGAATCTAATTTAACTGGTGTTCTATAGAATGGGTGATGTCTTTCTGGAACAGCATGTTCAGTTGCATTACCATCAAGAACACAAGTAAATACTACACTTTCAGGTTTCAGCATTACATAATCACCAGCCACAAGGTTATGGCCTTCGCCAATTGTTGCAACAAATACTCCAGTTGCGGGGTCATAAGTAGCATCAGTAGGTGTATATGTAGATGTATATTCTGCAGGTTTAATATTATCAGCAGTAGCACTTACAAATGTGTGAGTAGATGTATCACTAGAAGGACCAACATTTACTGTAATTGTACTTGCTGCTGTAGCAGAAATTGTGACAGGAGCCTTATAGGCAGGATGTCTTCTTTCCCCTTCGATACTATTTGCAAGAGCACTTACAAATGTATGAGTTCCGCCACCATTAATTGCTGCACCAACATTCATTGTTATAGTTGTTGATGTGACACCAGTCAATGCAATTTTCTTTTTATAGAATGGGTGGTGTGGTTCTGGGTAAGCATGTTGTGTGACATTACCATCAAGGTCGCAAGTAAATGTAATACTTTCAGGTGCAATTTCTACCAAGTCACCAATTTGTAATTTATGTGCGCCGATTGTAGCTGTAAATACACCTGTTGCAGGGTCATAAGTAGCCCCAGTAGGTGTAAATGTTGAAATTGTTGTTGTTGGGTATGTGTGCTGTGTAGCATTGCCATCAAGAGCACAAGTAAATGTTAAACTATCAGGCGCAATTAAAATCTGGTCTCCAACTTGGAAATCGTGATTACCAATTGTTAATACTGTCAATCCAGATGCTGGGTCATAAGTAGCATTTGATGTTGAATATGTTTTATTTCGGTCATTCATGATATTTAAGATTTCATTAAATGACTCGTTAGATCTGAATTCAGAAGCATTATCAGATAAACCAATAACCTCTCTAATACCATCAGTAAGAGCACTTACAAATGTGTGTTCATTAGAACCACCAGTTCCCACATTCATTGTAATTGAATTTCTTGTGACAGATTCAATTTGACATGGGTGGTTATAGAAAGGATGTCCTGCAACTGGTACAGAATCATTTGTAGGACCAGAACCTGTATCACAACTAAATGTGACAGCACCTTCTAGGAAACTTACATAATCACCAGGTTCTAAACTATGTTCGCCGATGACAGCTGTAAATTGACCAGTTGTTGGGTCGTATGAAGCATCAGTTGGAGTAAATGTACTTCCAATTTCTGTATTCGCAACTAAATCTCTAAGTTCCTCAATCGCTCCAGTTGTCTCTACTAATTGTTCATTAATTACATTATCAGCAAGAGTTGTTCCACTTCTATATGCAAGACCTGTTTGGATTGCATTATAGTTTGTACCAGTTAAAATGTCTCTTTCTACTGCCGGTAAAATGTACTGTGTGACATCTCTGCGACACTTGTCAGAATCATATCTGAAGTAGTTGTAGTCAATATAACCAAGCATATGTTCTTGAATGAACTCTTTATTTGCCTGTAATTGTTTTCTAGCATTTCTCTTATCTGCATCAATACTTGTAGAATCACTCCATGTAATTTCTGAACCAAGTTTTGAAACTGAATTAGGTAATGCTTCAACAAATGTATGGTCATCTACGATAGCAGAAGCACCAACATAAACTGTAATACTTGTAGCATTTGCACCAATAACTTCAATAGGAGTTCCTGCAGCTGGGTCAGAAGCTCTAGGATATCCTGTTCTAGAAGTATTGTTATCTCTATCACAAGTGAATATTAAGCCACCAGTTTTAAGAAGAATTTTACTACCTTTTGTGATACCGTGTCCAGAACCAAGTGTAATAACTGATTTACCTGTTTCAGCATCATATGTAGCGTTTGTTGGTGTAAATTGAGTATCTGAATTTTCTAAAATTTTGATAATTTCATCATATCCGTCATCAAGCCTTTGTGAAGCAAGATATGAATCGCCATCTATTAATTCGTTTGTTTGGTCTTTTAATCTCTTATATGCCGCGACAGTCTCATTATTCTGTTGTTGAATAACCTTTTTAGCAGTCGCCATGTAATAAGCACGACCAGCTGTGACAGAGTTATAGTTTGTATCATATAACATGTCATTTTGAACAGCCGGTAAAATATAATCCTGGATATCTCTACGACAAGCAACACTATCGTAAGCATAGAACTCATCATTATTTTCAATCCAGTCAATTAATTCATCTGTAATAAATGCTCTATTATCTTGGATTAATTCTCTAGCAGCAACATAAGGAACCGAAGTATCTCTCCAAATAATTGGATTCATATTCTCTTCGCCATACTCTACAACATTGTAAAGTTCCTGGAACGAAGTATTTGCACGTTCATTAATATCTGAACTTGCACCAGAGAATATATTCTCAACACGAGATTGTAAATATTGGTTTGCACCAAGAGTTGCATCAAGCTGTTCACCGATAACTTTTGAACTGATTGGTGAACGATATGTAATACCAGCAAGTCGTGACCAGTAGTTTGTATCTAGAGCAATGTCATAACCGACACCATCTAAAATGATACCACTGTCTCTTTCACATTTATCCGCATCGTAGAATGTATAGTCTAAGCCACCTTGAGCTGTGTTTGCAGAGAGGTAGTCAACCATATCATCAATAATTGTATCAGCCTGAGCATCGATAGTATCAGCGAAAGCAGTATTACCAATAATTGTTGCCGTTGTATTTCTTGGTTGGAATACATTGGTCGAACCTTTTGCTCTCATTGAGATATCACCGAACTGAGTACCTGAGTTGTTCAGTGTCATCTGACCACCATTCAATGCATAGAATGCAATACGAACGAAGATGGATAGAGAACCAATACCATTAACACCAGCACCATCTCTGGCTACATAACCTATACCATTTTGTGTTCTAGGTGTGAAACCAAAACAAAGTACATAGGTATAAAGTGAATCAGGGTCAAGTACACGCCTATCAGCAAGTACACAACCACCACCACGGCCAACCTCTCTGTTAGGGAAGTCGTCAATACCAATTGATTGGATTACACCAGTACCACCAGATTCTGAAGTAATAGTGTCACCGACAGCAAAGCCTTGTCCATTTTTAAGGTTTCTGACATAAATTTCATCAGCGGTAGCAAGTTCATCTACATAACTGACATAACCTACAGCACCAGAACTGAATTTAATTTCATCATCTTCGGCAAATGTTCCACTGTGTCCTGGCTCAAGATAGAATTGTTGACCTAGGTCAGCAAGTGTACCTTTTGAGTTAAAAGGATTTAAAGGTGGTTCAACATCTTGTCTTAAGAAGTTTGATAACTGAGTACTATCTCTTAGGTATGGAGAACGCAGGAGTTTTGCACCTGGTCTGTATGCGATAGCAAATCCACCTTCTGGGAAATCAAAGTTATCAATTTTCCAATTCTGATATGAGAAACCTTGAACATAACAACCCGAACCAACAAGAATAGCGTTATTATTTTCATATCCAGGTAATGCTTCAATTACAGTAGCATATTGTCCAGCTGTTGAAGTCATTGAACAATCATCTGGAAGTGCAAGATTACCTTTTGTGTAATATGTTCCTGGACCCGCAGAAATGTGTACAGAATTATTCACTGCGTTTCTGTTAAGGTCACCACCAGCCTTTTCTAAACAAAGTTCAAAAGCTCTTTCCAATGTTTGAACAGGTTGTAATTGTGTACCAGGATTTGAATCATCACCAGATCCCGCATCTACGTGAACCTTAAGTGCTTGTGCAGTTTTCTTAGAAACTTCGTCATATAAAGCACCAAAACTAATTTGTTCTGTTTCACCTGTTTTCTCATTTCGGATTGCAAAATAACTTTCATCATCAATAGGTGGTTCGAACTCATTATTGAGCTCCATGTCAAAGTCAACAAGATTAGAATTTGTTATTGTACCACCATCAAAAACAGAACCTGAAACAGTACCATTCTCGAAACTTGAATTGTTAGAAGATAATCCATCAGCAGATGAACTTCTGATTGTCATATCAGTAGCTACAACATTATCCATTGTACCTGTAAATGAGGTATTGGATATTGTACCATCTGTAAATGTAGAATCATCAATGGTTGAATTTGTAAGTACTACATTATTACCAGTTCCGTCATTGAATTCGGAATTTGTAATGATTACATTATTTGCATTACTGTCAAAAATATCTCCACTTGTGAAAGTAGAAGAGGTTATTGCTACATTATTTGCAGTAGAATTTGTAATTCTGGAATCATCAATATCAGAATTGGCAATATCTAAATTTTCACCAGTAGAATTTGTTAACTGACCATTATCAAATACTGATTGTGTAATTGTAGAATTATTTGCAGTGCCATCGTTAAATTCTGATTGTGTTATGACAACATTATTTGCAATGGAATCTGTAATTGTAGAAGTTGTGATTGTTGTATTTGAAACATCACCGTCTGCAAATGTAGAAGTTGTGATTGCTGTATTTGCTACTCTTGAATCAAGAACATCACCATCAGTAAATGTAGATGTTGAAATTGCTGTATTGGATATTGTACCTTCAATAAACGATGAATTTGCAATCGCACTGTCATCAATTGTTGAGTCAACTAAACGAACATCAGTACCATCAACATCATCTAATGTGCCTTGAGAGAACGATGAAGATGTAATTGTAATATTGTTTGCAGTAGAATTTGTGATTGTTGTATTGTCAATATTACCACGAATGAATGAGGTATCTTCAATATCTGAGTTATCTATGACTACATTATCAAGACGTGAATCGCGCATGACCACGCCAGAGATTGTACCTCCGGTAATAGTAATACGGTTAAAGACCTCATACTGAATAGCTTGTACGAGTTCTTTTCTAGTAATGTTCTTGGTACCGTCATCACCTTGAACAAGGTTGACAATAACGAATAGGTCTTCCGACCTGGTATTAGCACCTGTAATTGAACCTAGTTCTGAAATTTTTGCCATTTAGCTTATCCTTTATTCCTTATGCGACCAATTACACCTTAACTCTTATTTATCTGGTCCTGTAAATCATCTACCTTTCCTTTCAAATCTTTTATCGCTTCAATAAGTAATGGAACGATATGTGCATAACGAACAGCCTTGTAATGCTCGGAATTTTCTTCATGTTCTTGTTCAAATTCATAAACTACCTCAGGTAATACTTTCTCAATTTCCTGAGCAAGAACACCTGGAAGAGTCTCATCTGGTCTGTCTTTATAATTAAATGTATAGCCATTTATTTGTGAAACTTTATCTATCGCGTTGTTAATTCTTACAACATTTTCTTTTAATCTTTCATCTGATACGGAACCATTTGTTGTAATATCTCCAACAGCAATAATATCGCCTGATGATTGATACAATCCAATTTTTGGAGTAGAGCCATCTTTAATTGTAAGATCGCCATCAATATCAACATCACCATCTGAAGCTATACCTGAACCACCAGATGTTGTAATTGTTCCAGAAACAGTAATACCTGCATTGTTCCATGATAGTGGAGTATATGTACTTCCACCATAATCTACTTGTAAATAACCAATCGGCACACCACTTTGTTGGAAACCAGACATATATGCCTTAATTCCGGTACCTACTGAAGGTGTAGCAATGAATTGATTACCAGTATATGTACTTAATTCGCCTTCGCCATCAAAAGAAATTACACCAGTTGAACTGATATTAATACCATCTCCACCTGAGAAGGAACCTCTTGCCCTTGCTTGTGTAAAGTAAAGATTAGTCGAACCTTCTGAAACATCATCAGTAGTTAAACCACTACCTCCACCGCCAATCGTAATTGTACCTACCGTCAAGTTTCCGGTGACAACAGCATCTGGAACTGTTAATGTACCAGCTGGAGATAACTCAAATTTTGTTGGAGAAGTTCCAGTATCAATTACAAAATTACCTGGATTACTTGACTCAATACCAGCAGCCCATGTTAATGAACCATCAGTAAAATTAACTTGTCCGCCAGAACCAAAATTAAATGTTGCCGCCGCCTTGGCATTACTTGTGACTGTGATTGGACTTTGGAAATTTACAACCGTTTCAGTATTTGGAGCAATATCATCAGCTTTTACTAATGTACTTCCAATCACTGTTGCTGCAGTAAATGTTCCAGTAATGGCTGCACTTCCGTCGGTTGTATCACCAGCACCAGCGGTTGACGCTGTGACTACATCACTCTTAAGTAGACTTACAATCTCATTAGTCTTATCAAACCAATTTTGAAATGTCTGCGTAGTGTTTAAATTTCCTAATGAAGGTTTAGCCATTTATTTGTTTTCCAATTCTTCTATCTTTTCCCAGATAGTTATTAAGCTTCTTTTGATTTCAAGAATGTCTTGTTGTATAACATCGACTTTACGATAATAAGACCTTTCAATCTTATATTTATTTAAAGCAGCCTTATCCGTGTTCAGTACTGCTTTACTTTTCTTGTCTCTCTCGAAATTCATTCATAAATCTCTTATGTTAAGGCAATTGCTCTATAATCTAAAAGCGTAGGAGCATTATGCACATTATTAGATAATAATTCTATTTTAATTGCGAATGTTCTGAAACCATCAAATACACCATTTGTATTTGTATATGTAAAAGCACCAGTTGCAAGTCCACCAACCTTATTCGCAGCAGGAATTCTATATTTAAATTCCCTATAATCTCTAATATTTGTTGTGGTTGAGAATACACCAACACCTTCAAATAATTCTAATTCAGTCCAATCAAGAACATTAAATTCAGCATTATCATAGGCATGTTTCGCCTTAATATAAACTTTAATGTCTGTATTTTGAGGTCTGTATCCAGATACAATTACTTCAATATCCTCGGCATCCAAATCAGCAGCAAGTTCAATTTTCTTACTGATATATTTTGAAGTGGTTGCAGAGTCATTTGTAATATTATATTCGTATGCAAGTAGTTTAGATGCTTCGATATCTAAGAATGGAGTCGATGTGACATTGCCAGCATTTTCCAATCCTACATTAATATCAAATACCTTTGAACGTGCAGGGTCGTTTGATTTACTGTAAATTATAACACCATCTTTACTGAAGTGGTTATTATCATTAAATTTCATTGGTTGTGCGTAAGTTGTATTTACAGCATCAGGTGGAACAAATGTACCACTTAAATTTAATTTTGAAACGGAGTCTGCAGCTCTCATAATCATTGGCTGAACATAACTTAAATTAATGTTATCAATACTTACAGTATTTGCAGTAATTTCACTATCAAGTCCTACAATATCAGTATTGGCAGCAAATGGTCGTATTGCTGTAGCATTACTATCCTCAAGATGAATTGTGTAAGGATTATTTTTATCGTAATATGATAATGTACCTTTCACAACAGGAAGCATAGAACCACCAGTTGTAATATCTGCAAAGCCCCAAGGTCTTGTAAGTGTAATCTGAATTGCACTATCTACTGATTGAACTTCAAATAAGTCGTAATCGCCACTTAAATTATCAATTTTTACAAAATCACCAGCACTGTATGTATCGTCAAGGTCAGCACCAGTGACAACAGCAGAACCTTGAGTAATACTAATTGTATTTGCAGTAGCACCCTGAAGATCTTTAATCTGATAAACCGTTTCACCTAATCTGAATCTTCCATTGAAATCATTAATTGATAAGAATTCGTGGTCATCATTTGTAAGTGTAATTGTACCAGACGATGAATTGAAGTTATGGCGTTTTAGTGTAAACTTAAGATCTTCATCTTGGTAAGATTTCCAAGCACTATTATTCGTTGATGTGAAGAGAACACCATCTCCCCAGTCTTGAACAATAGCTGAACCTTGAGTATCACCAGGTGTTAAGTCAGTACCACCAACCTTAGATGTAAACACTAAGTAATTCGGGTCAGAAGCATCTGGTTGTAATACAATTGCATATTCTTTTTCTACATCAAGTCTGATTGGAGCTTCAAATGCAAATGTTGTTGCAGCAGAAGCATCATCTGATACATTAATTGCACTAGGTAATTTATGTACAACAGAGAATGGAACAATATTAATATCCGGATATCCATTTACAACTTCTCTTACCTGAAGTGAAATACCATTTAAACCTTCACTGCCAGATGGCTTACGTTTAAAGAATACATCAACCTCTGATAGATAAACAGAATTTGAACCTTGTCCCATACCTTTCTTAACAAAGAATGTTTGAGCAAGTGGGTCACGTCCTCGTCTCCTTCTGGCAACATTTCTTGTTGTCGTTGTTGTATTGACATCAAAATCAGGTGCTCTGGTAGAAGTTGTGAGTGATGTTTTCTCTACACTAAAGTTATATGCACGATATGTGACAAAGCCTCTTGATGTTGCAGCAGAGTCAATATCAGCAATTGTAGAAACGTCAGCAATTTGTAATACTCTATCACCAACATAGAATGTTTCTTCAGGTAATGCAAATACAGCTCTTAATACACCATTCGCGTCTGTTGAAACAGCATCCCCTTTATTACCAAATCTGCCAACCTCATCGGCACGGTCAGCTGGTGTTCCAGGAATAACATGTGAATCAACATTAACACCATCAAAGAAGAAATAATGTCTTGTATTTGGTCTTAGACCGGACATGTAAACGGCGATGTCGCGTCCAGCCATGAATGGCTCAAATTGGAAATTAGTAAGGAAATCACCTACAAATGATGTTGTAGTACTTCCTGGTTCAACATTAATTTCACTTGTTCTTGTTGTAATTGTTGTAAATTCTGTTCCAGCACCACGTCTGCCAGCTCTACCTGGATCTGGGTCAAATGTGGTCACAGCTGTAGTATCAGTCATCGGCAAGAATTGCTGAATACTATCTACAAAATCCTGGAATGGAGTAGTTAAATCAATATCAATAGAAACTGGATTTGTTGTTGTATCATATGCTGCATCGTAAGGTGGTGAAATAATACCATCACCAACATATTTGTAGAAATTACTTACACAGTTTCTAATATTAGAAGCATAAGGTTGTGAAATAATATTTACATTTGAATCACGAGATAATGTTCCGACCTTTGCGTTTCCGGTAGATGGGAAAATTGATGAACCTGTAGCTGTCTTATATTTTAAATTAATTGGATATGTTTTTACTGAAGGTGTTAAAATTCTTTGATTAAATGGAATCGCAGCACTGAAATCTGGATTTTCAATTTCCGCCAGTGTTAAATCATTAAATGGGTCTACAATAAATCCATTTTTAAATCTTGATAAACCATTTTCGTCTGTAATAACAAGATTTTGTGTATCTGCTTCCAATTGGTTAAGAGAAATATAATATGCAAGATTATCAATTTTCTTATCGAGGTCGTGCATATCCTTCATTGTAAATGCTTTAATACCAGTAGCCTTTGCCTTAATTGCGTATTCATTTTTACGCTGTGAATCAGCTGTTTTTCTGGATATTGCAGGATAACCTGGAATTGAAACTTGCGCGATTGCCAATTGGTCAGTTCCTACACGAGGTGGAACTGCAAACCTTTCTTCCTCTCCTTTAATAAGTGATAACTCACCATAAGAGTCTGCAACGATTGTATCTACTCGTGACAAGTAATATTCAATGTCAGTTGTGATATTATTGCCGAATGCAGGAATAAGTGGTGTTCCATAATCACTAAATGATGGTGGTGCAAAACCTACCGTTCCAGAAATTGTTGGAGCAGTACCAGCCGTAGCACCAAAGTCCGCCAATGGGTCTTTATCACGATAAGGTCTAAAGTCAATACAATCTCTTAAATTATATCTTATACCAGATTCTGAAACATGAACTGGGATATCATATCTATCAACTGTGTTTGGATAACTATTAATTGTAAAGAAATATTCGCCTGTTGCAGCAGAAGGTTGGAATACCTTGAGTCGAACTGTCAATGTACCAGAAGGTTCTGGTCTGCCGACGATTGATTCCATATAGGATAAATCGTAGTAAGTATCTTTTTGGTTTGTGTTTAATCTGAAACTACTTGTAAAGTCATTGCCTGAAGCATCTACAACACTTACGATTTGATATACATCAGGGAAACCTAAATTGTATTTTGTTTGGCTAGGATTATATGCAACTTTGACATAAGTTTCATGTGAAATTTTATTGTATGGGTCTACACCATTTAGTGAACCAATTAATCTTTTATTATAGTACACAGTCACATTCGTCGCAGGAGAGTCTGCTGGGTCCAAATTAATGGTCAATACACTATTATTTAGCGACGTTGTAGGCGTTCCTACGATACCAATTTTTGTATTTGTACTATCAACAACTAGAATATCTTCAGCAGTATTTGTACAAGCAAAATCCTCACCAGGGTTTGCTGTAAGTGTAATTACATTACCTGTATGGGTTGCTGCTTCTTGAATACGAGTAGGAATAAGTGTATCATCTGTATCAAATAAACTATTCATTCCTGTATCAAAAATCAGAGCCTTACGACCTACTTCTTTTAATCTAGAACTATCAACTTGTATAAATCCAGAACCATCTGAAACTCTATCAACATCAGATATAGGCGAAGCACCAGTCAATACAATACCTGTGAGATAAATTCTAGAAGGCGTTAGGTTAATTGCAATTGCAGAACCTATATTAGAACCACCACTATCTTCTAAGGATACTGAAGTCCAGTCAATGTTTACCGTACCTTGAACACTTACGACATCTAAATAATTACCATAATCAAGAGCAACAGACTGTGCATTTACTACTTCTGTTGAGGAAATTTGGTCAATCTTAAATGCTCTATCACCAGAATTTTCTACCCTATAACCTTTTACGTAAGCAACACCTTGACCAACTAAAACATGAACCTCATTATTTGCGGTTCCTTCAGGAATACGGTCATCTGTTTGTAATGGGAAATCTCTTAAAACATAATTGCCTGATTCCTCATAAGTTCTTCTTGCAAGTTCTTCACCCAGAACATTATATTGAGAAACATCTCTTACTGTGACAGCATTACCATTTTCGTATCTGACAAGTGTAAAGAAATTTGAATCGGCCTGAGCTTCTCCTGTTGGTATGACAACAAGTTGAGGTACCAGTTTCAGTCTATCGGCACCAGGCGCATTTTCATTATTTGAACCATTTGCATTATCATATAAACTTGAATCTTGTAATGCACTTATTAATTCTTCTGTAATTCTATAACCAACCGAAACACCATTAGGAGAATTACTATATTTTTCTACAACAAGTGTTTGGTCAGAAGCGAATAGGAAATGTCCTTTTTGGAATACAACTCCAGGCGCAGCTTGTAAACCGAAGGATTGGCCAACATGTGGGTTGCCAGATGTAGGTTCAGCTACCTCGATACCTGTAATACTATCTCTTGTATTTGCAACATCTGGAATATCAGCTACAGGTGATGTTGTACCAACTTTAAATTTGTAAAGATTAATAGTAAGACTTTCACCATTAAGAAATTGTTTGTAAATACTTGACGTGTTTGTATAATTGATATAAAATGTATTTAAATCTGGTGGTCTTGATTCATAACCAAGAGAAGCTTGAATAATATTAGCTTTAAGGCCAGTTGTTCCACCTACAACCTCGTATACGTAGTCTAACTCTACATCTTGTCCACCAATATTTTCTGTGACTCTCGTGCTGACATAATTCGTTGGGTTGAACCCAGGAATTGTAATCATTTTAACAAACTGAAGGTCATCAAGTTCTGTAAAGTTGCAACCTTTTACAATACTTCCTTCTTTAAAGATATTATCACCAAATTGTTCTACTTGGTTTTGAAGCTGAGTTTGAAGTTGTGTCAGCTCACGAGCTTGAACAGCGAATCCTGGTTTAAATAGAACGCGATAATATTGATTTTCTTGATCGAAATCATCAAAGTATGGAGCTTGATTGAGGTTTGTGTTAATAGGCATCTTTAATAATTTTCCTTAAAATTCCAATACAAACTTAAATTCTTCCCTTGAAAGGTCTGTTCTGGCCAGTGGGAAGAAATCTTCCATAAAATACACTTCACCAGTTCTCTGTAAATATTCCGGAAATACAATATTGTTGTTTATAGGAGTATTTATCGAGATTATTTGTCCTGTGTCGTTTCTAAATGGCAAAGTTAGGTCTAATGAAACATCTCCATTACCTGTATTTGCATTATTCGTATATGGTCCCATATATTCTGCTAGATAAATTGTATTTGCTGTCGCATCAATTTCATGTATTTTTGCAGAAAATGTGGTCTCATTATTAGAATCAAGTTGTATAATTGTAGTATTTGCTGTAAGCTTATCGTAATCGTTTGTTGTAATTGCAATTCTGTTATCAAAAATAGCTGGGGCTGTATTTGCAAAACTTGGTGACCTTACAACACCAACAGAGCCGTAAGTATTTGTATCTCCAATGTTTGTATTATCCTCAGCCGAAATGTATGCATAAAAACTAAAGTTTCTGCATTTAAATTCGTCAATTAAATTATAAGCATGACCACCATCTGGTGATAATACAGGTCTGATTACTGCTCGCACATCAGTTGTTGTTTCATCTTCTGGGTCAAAATCATAAGATGGGTCAACAATCCTAGCTGTAATATTATTATATCCCTGTCCTTGGTCTAAAACTGTGATTGATTTAATTGAACCATTTTGAATATTAGGTACACCCACGGCAGAGGTTGCATTAGGTGCGGCACCAGTTCCATCACCTTTAATTTCCAATTTAGGTAAAATTTGGAAAGATGCATTACTTTGCACACCAGCAGCAACAGGATTTGCAGCGCCGGTTAAAAGTTCTCTACCCACACGAATTTCAGCATTACCAGATGTTTGGAAATATTCATAATATTCTATTTCAAATAATCTTGAAACACCATTTGGGTTTGTTGTATAAATGAATTGTCCAGCATAATATTGAGGAATAGGACTCCACGTAGTAAATGGGTCTACAATCATAACACCAGTTGTAAAAGGATTACCTACCATACCACCGGTTTCTACTGTATAACCAGCATTAATATCGGGATTTTCTACAATAATATCTGATACCGTAGAACCACCACCAGTGGCCGGAGATATTACAGCTGTATTAGCTGAAATGTTTAATAATGGAATGAAACCTAAAGCATTATAAGCTTCAAATTCTAAATCCGTAAGTCTGTACATATATTTCCAAACATAACCATCTGCTGTTTTATAAATCTGATTTGTAGTAGTAGCATTATAGTTTGGAGGATTTGATGTTGTTGCACCGTTATTATTATCCAGACACTTATAAATTCTATAATCACCTGTATCGTTTTGAGTAGGCCCTACAACAGCATAAAAATTTTGTCCTGTTAAATCTACTGTATCATCATATTCAGCATAAACTGAACCGACCTGCCATGGATAATAAGGAATACAAAAATGAATATCACTATTTTGAATTTTCTTACCAAACAAAGTTTTTTCTAAAAATTCGTTTTTAGATTTATGTGTATCAGATGGGTCGAATGTGCCAATAGATGACACAAACAAATAATAGTCTTGATTATCTCTTACATCTGCAAGAAATAATCTTGTGACATCACTTTTAAAACTGTTGCTTAATACTTCTGCCATTGTGAGCTCATTTGTAAATTAGAATGGTTAAGTTTATTTATTCTCATCTTCTATGTTCCTATGCGTATCTTTCTGCGAGGATATATTTGGCCACTAGCTGGACGTTTTCCAAAATCGGGCTGGCGTATTGGATTAATATATTTTCCGGTACTCAATCGGATACCATAAGGAATATTAATGATATCTGTTGGTGTTTGAAATAAATCACTTAAATCAGAACCACCATTTTGAGAATCTCCATCTACAATTGCAAAAACATTAGATGATGAGTATAATTTATTTGATGCAAAATTTGCTGCCGTTGGAGCATTTGAAAAATCTACTAAACCTTCACTAACTAAATTTGGTTTGGCGTTATTTGTGACAATTTCCTTTAACTGTGCAATTGTTGGATATGTTCCTCGTTTAATATAGAAATCACAAATCATAATACTTGCCGTTCCTGCAGCAACTGGTCCTGCACAAGATGTTCCACTAAAATATCCCCATTGACCATCAGATTTTGATATGGTTGGGTATGCTGTCCATGTATATGCGCCAGTTGCGGCAACATCAACCATCGGACCTCTACTACTATAATCATCTAATACTGGATTTATAGTACTTTGTTGACATGCAGCAATTGTAAATTGGTTATCCCCACCTCCAGCATATACTCGGCAAGGTCTAGCTGATGTCACAGTTGGACTATTTGGTGCAGTCGCTGAAGAAAAATCATATCTACCAAATCCATCAATATTCATATCTACATAATTTGCGCCTGGGTCAATATAAAGCATATTATCTTTTCTTGGGTCGGTTTCAGCAACACCTACGATAGAATTATTACCAGCGCTTTGGAAATGATATATACCACCAGCATTATTAAAATTTGACATAATCGTATCAAGTGTAGTATATCTTGAACCAATATTCCAAGCAATCATCCATTTTGTCTGGTTATCAGCTGGGTCTTGAATTACACGAGGTATCATGAGATTATTGACAAATGGAGTAAAATCAGTTCCCCAACCATCTGGTATTACTTCTGTGACATTAATTGTACCAACCATTGATGCATGGAATTCACAAATATAATAATATGTTCCAGGTGTTGTTGGAGTCCAAGATACACTAGCTGAACCTTGTCCAGTTACGCCAGAAACTTGGTCTCCAGTTCCTGTTGTTTGAGATGTTTTAATGTATAATGGGTGAGCACCAGAAACATTATTTGTAATATTTAATGTATCACCAACAACTAAATCTAATGTTGGGTCTGATTGAGCACCAACAAAATTTCCACCTCTGTGGCCACCAGTCATTTCATAATTTGAAGAACCAGATGCTGTGACCGTATTGTTAAATGTTTGTGGCGGATTTGTTGTAGGTCCTGGCCTATTAATTGTTGTTAAATTACCTTCGCTATCATAAGTATCTATTTTGTAAATATCTTCAATAGGAACAGCACCAGTTAAATCAACTCCTACAAATCCCCAGGCTCCTGTGACAACTGTGGCATTACGAATACCAGTTTCTGGATTGACAGGTTTATTTTGATGAAAATCTAAAACACCATTATATGCTGCCGCAACACCATTTGAAAGATATACAACTCGTAAACTTGAAACATTACTCCAACCACAATATTTCCCGCCAGCAGCACTTAAAACACCAATCGCATGAGCACTAAAAAATGTATTATTTGCCGAAGCTTGGTCATTATCAACTAGACCAGAATCATAGTCTGTCCAGTCTGTTTTTACAAATCTTGGATTATTATTTTCGTCTAAAAAATCTGGGTGGGTATATGCATATGAATCGTATGTGTTTAAAGGAGTACCTGCTTCAACAGCTACAATATCAACATATTCACCAGCAAAATTTTGTTTTATTGTTGCTGAAACTTCTGCATCTTCTCCATCAGTTGTAAAGAATCCTACGGGTCCTGTATTTGATGTAATATCTACTCCACCATGAAACCAAAAACTTGTTGGAGAATAATCTGCTCCGTTTGTACCAGATGGCGTATTACGTGTTTCGAGAGTAGTATTTCTAGAGTATTCAGGAGTAGTTGGATATGCTGCTTCATAAACATCATATTCACGTTCAACATCTATAACTAAATCACTTTCGTGTAATGCTGAAACTTCGTCCTCTGTCAATCTCATAGAGATTAAACTATCAAACATATTTAGATTGGATACGACTTCTAAACCAGCACCTGGACCAGTGCTTAAAAATGCTGCTTCGTCTGTACCTGGTTGAAGAATAACCGTGTAAATATGTTTATCCATAGATTAGGACTCTAATTTTAATGCTGTTAATGAAACTTGTACTGTCCCGGCACTTCCCGAGTTATTTTGTACCGCAACTGGTAATGTATTTTCTCCGTTATCAATATATCCGAAAACTGCTGGTGTCACTTTAAATGTTGTGTTTGGTGCTGTTGCAACAAATTCAGCAATAATACCAGCACCCTCTGATGGGTCTTGACCTTGTGTTCTACTTGCATCAGCTGTTCTTGATGCTGTATCAGAATAAATTCTTATCCATGATGCTTTATCTACAACTACTGTATAAAGGGCAAATGATTTTCCTAAATCTGCAAATGCAAGGTCACCAGAAGCTCCGTCTGCAATACTTGAAGTTGTTTCAGCCTCTGTCACACGAGTAGCAGCAGAACCACCACCTCCAGCAGAAGCCCATTGGTAATCAGAACCACTCCATTGTAAGAATTCATTAGCACCTGCACCAGATGTATTTAAATGAGAATCAACATCAGCATTTGCATATCCAGCAGCAGCACTTAATACACCATTACTAGCTGTAATATTATTACCAGCAAGAGCAGTAGCAAGACTAGCGATTGTTGCCTTTTTAGTATTATTACCATCAGAACTATCAATGAAACCAAAACTATCAGATGCGACATCAACTGTTTCAGCGGTGACACTATTTAAATCAGTACCACTGCCGCCTCCGCTTCCAGAAGCATCAATTGTAATTGTGTCTAATGTATTGTCCGTTGATATTGTAATATTTGAACCAGCAATTAATGTAAGAGTATCGCTAGAATTATCAGCTTCAACTGTGGTTTGACCAGCAACTGCAATTTTATCAAATGCATTTCCAACAGCTGCAGCGAATGTGACGCTGTCAGTATTTTGGTCAGTTGTAATGGTAATATTTGAACCACCTACAAAATTAAGAGTATCAGTAGCACTATCAGCAACAACACTGTTTTGGCCAGAAACAGCTATTGTACCAAATGTATTTGCGGAGCCTCCGCCACCACCAGAACCTAAATCTGATTGATTTGCAAGTTCAATCCAACTTCCAGCGTGGGCGTAATATAATTTTCCGGTATCGTGTGCGTGTCCTATACAACCGTGATATGTACCTGGGTCAACCGCATTTAATTCTGCAAGTGTATTGTAATAAAATGATATCTTGTGTGGTCGTCCATACAAATCAATATTGCTATTTGAATCAAATAATCCAGTAGCGTTTGTACCATTACCTATCGCTAGATATATTTCGTTGAAATTGTCGTTTGTTTTATCGAATGCATTTCTTAGCGGGTCACCTGTCCCGTCATTAGCGGATGCACCGATGTTAATAGTTTGCTTGGCCATAGCTTCCTCTTAATTAAAAATCTTTAATTTAATATTTATTCTAGTAAGTGATGTCATAATTGTTTTCAAAGAACTTTTGGATTAATCTTCTCATGTCTGTGGACACAGCATGTCCTACATTATCATTTAAGAAAATTACATCTCCATAATCTGCTAAGAAACTAGCAGAACCATAGGCTGTTCCAGTTAACGCCTGTGTTCCAGCATATCCTTGCGATTCAGCAAATCTGAATGCAGAATCCACTGCAGATAAGAAGTTCATTCCAACAAATGCACCACCATTATATGGAACGGTATTATCGTTCCTTCCGTTTAATTGTAAAATCTTTCTTTGTGGCATATTTAATTGTGCCGTATCATATCCATCGTTCGCATAAGCATCACCTGTTTGTTCGTGGTCAGATGGATAGAAGAAATCTCCAGATCTATATTGGTCATCATTTGTCTGTGAGATTATACAAGCAATTGCATCAACAGCTGTATCATCAATTTCTACAGCAGCTCTCAATGCGAGAGCACCACCATTGCTTATACCTAAAATTCGTATTTTGGTTTCGTCAACATTATTATAAAGCTTGAGTTTATCAATTAAATCTTCAAGCATTTCAATATCTGGACCATTACTTGATTCATTTGAAATGTTCCATGAATTATCATATCCATCAATACCAAGAAGAATATGACCCGGTAAATCAGCTGCCCAATCAGCAACTGTTGCTGTTCCATTACCACCAGAACCGTGTAATAATATTGCTACTGGATATGGGCCAGTTCCAGTAGATGGCATACCTACCGTCACTGTGTAATCATAGAAACCTTGACTCCAATTTTTCTGCACAGTTAAATCTGGACCTGAATTAATATTTAATGTTAATCCACCAGTTCCACCTGGTTCATGGTCTGCAGAAACAAATGTACTATCAGCTGTATAATTTGTGACCGAAGCTCTCAAGTCTGCAATATTTGCAATATCAAGAGGTGAGCCACTTCCATCGTCATTAAATAATCTTAGGAATCTTGCCTTGGTCGTATCATCTACTTTAGATTTATAGATAAAATCACCAAACATTTTTGTACCAGCTAAGTGTACATTTTCTTTTAATAATTTTTCGTATTGTTCTTTACCGAGTGTTGATTTAATTTGATATGAATATTCTTGGTAAAAGTCACTATCCTGAATTCGTTGACCTGATTCATAATAATTTACAGAACCATTTGCTGATGCGATATATCCATTAATATGTCCAGAATAATCAGCCCAGAAACCCTCTGTTTTTCCTTGTGTATTTGCTATAACTGTACCAGCAGCCTGTGGAATTCCATTTGCGTTATTTAAAGTTGCAAATGTATCGGTATTATTGAAATCAATTACTCTATTTGTTGTATCGACATAACCTAAACCTGAATTTTCAATACCCACAGCCAAAATTTTACCAACAGCAAATTCTGTATCAGTATTAATAATTGCATTATCACCGTATGATTTAGGGTCGCTATAATCTATTGTAATACCAGTGACTGTGTAATCGTCATCATTTGGTCTTCGAATTGTTTCTGTTTCAGTAAATCCATAATAACTGTAAGGGCGAACCGTAATGGAACCAAATTCAGTATCGGTTGACATTACCAAACCACTTAAAGAGAGATTATCTGCATCTCTAATAACTTCACCAACTGTAAAGTTTCCTGCGATACCTGGTTCACTGAATCTTAAAATTTGATTTTTTCTTTCAAAGTTTTTAAATACATCATCTTGTGCAATTGCAAATACATCATTTACATAATCGGAACCTGGATTAATATTATCAAAATCAACAATAGTACCTATCGTTAAATCTTGAATATCGAATGCATCTTCAATCGCCGTGTTAGAATTTACCGGTGAAGCAGAACCTGACATAGGACCAAAGGCCTCATAATCAGCTGAATTGAATGGAACATTATTTGCATTTACAAATGGAGCAACCGGGTCTGTAATTACTGAAACGACTGTTGAATTAGTTAAACTTGAAACAATAACATTTGTATTTGCATTTCCACCATCCGGATATAATGGTCCCGGCGACGAATTATTTAAAGGCGTAATTTGATTAATAGGGCTGATATTAATATTTGTATCTCTATCAACTGTGGATATAATTCTGGCTACATCAAATGAACCGCTGGTCATGTATACGCCAACACTTGATGTATTTTGACCAATTACGGTACCGGTATTATTTGCAGAATCTCGTAATGTTTCTCCAACAACAAAACTTAAATCTGGATTATCTAAAATAATTGACTGATTTGATACTAATAACCTAGTGTTATCTATTGTATAACCAAACCCACCATCCTCTACATTATATCGTACTTCACCAGTGACTTCGTTTGAAAGCTCTGTGACAATTGCCTTACCACCAGAACCATATTCATATTCCACATCAAGAATATCCCCAATCTGATTTCCTGTTGTGGCTTCTGGATATTTTGTATCAACATTAATTCCACTTAATGAACCATTTACTTGACCAAATGAAACAACTTCGCCTGCAATGTTTGTAAGAATATTATCATATCGTAAGAATGTTCCTCGAACTTCATCAATGTAAATAATTGGAGTTTCGATACCATTTAATACAACAAGGTTAATTTTTGAAACAGCTGCCATTGCTCCAGATGCAGAACCTGTAATGTTCAGCGAAACTAGATCTTTATAGCTATATTGTTTCTCAGTTTTTGAAAGAAATAATCCATTGTTTGGAAATAATTGAAGATATATTCCTTGGTTCCAACTACTGTTGGAAGCCTTGAGCATTCTTTTTGCTGGATAAACAAGTTCGACATCAAACTCTTCAAAGAAAATTGCAAAAAATAATTCAATACCTGCTGCTGTTCCTTTTCTGCGATAAAGGTCAAGAATATTTTTAACAATAAACTTAATAACATCTTCTTTAAGAGGTAAATCTGCAAGGAACTTTTTCTTGAAGAAGATAATCATGTTTGATAATGTGGAATCAATATCCTTTATATCAAAATATCTTCTTGATAGGTAAACGTGTTGGTTGGTTTGTGTTTCTGCGAATTTGTAGTAATCTTCTACTAATTGGACTAGCTCAGGCCCATCTTCCCTGTATATGCCAGGAAATTGGTGTTTAATAAAAAAGGCTATATTCTTATCAATTTCGCCTTGAGTTGCCATAGCTACTTCCTAATTAGTATGTACTACCACCACTGCCCGATGTTGTGGTGGAAGAAATTTGACTTGATGTTGCACCTATACTTTCTGCTGTCATATTTACTTTTACGTCAGCATCTCTGATTATGAATACTCTACCTTTTGGAGCCGTAATATCACTTCTCTTAGTATTTGCACATATTTTAATCCCTGCGCCAGTATATGCAGAAACAACAAATTTTGTAAGTCTTACCTCACCTGTTGCATAATCAACTGTACCAGCTGCTGGGTTAATAATTTGTTGGTTTGTGTCATCATCAGTCACTGTCATCATTGTGCCAGTACCATCGTCTTGTAAAAATACACAAGTACCATTTATATCATCAAATACACTACTCTTAATAGAAGGTTTAAAGTCTTTAAATCCGTTTGTACTCTTATATGGATATGGTTTGACTAATTCTGCAGAGAATTTAAATGTTGGATTTGTTTCAATATTTAATGCTGGAGCATATTCAATAATTGGTAATACAGCAATACTATTACTTTGAATACCATCATCTAATGCATCGATTTCAGCATTCAATTTTGATAATCGTAATGTTTTATCAAAGTCTTCCAAATTAGAATCTGAATGTGTTTGGATTTGAGCTCTAATAAGTGATTCAAGTTCTTGAGCGGATTTTTGAGTATTCTTTGTAGTATATGTTGCGTCAACTGTGATATCAGCATATAAGAATTTTGTCTGTACAAAAATAGGTTCAATACCTAATGGACTCTTTTCTGACAAATAAGAAATATATGCTTGAGCCAATGTGTTGGAAATTAAAAGCGCGTCATCAGCAAGATATGCAGAAATTGCTACCTTTCCATATTGAGGTGGGTCAAGTTCTTCACCGCCGTATGCCGATACAGCTGTAAGTTCTGGGAATCTTTGTTTTAATAATACTTCATAGTCAGATGTGGTCACAGCACGTTCTTGAATTTGTAATGCTTTAGGAGCAAAATATCTAATACTTTCTAATGATTCACGTTCAGCACCACCATTTGCAGCAACAATTGTCTCCACATTAATTGTCGCACCATCTAAAAATGCTGTTGTAAAACTTGCTGCTCCATTTGGTTCATCACCAGAACAAATACGATACCTTACACGCACATCTTCGAACTCTTCTGGTTGTAATCCAAATTTATTACCACCAAAATAAATTGCATATCTGTTATCAAGATATGGTTCTAAATAAAATACTTTATCCTGTGGCTCGACTCCAAAGATTGTTGTAGCCCTATTAAACACATTCTGGTCCTCAGTAGCCTCTGCGTCAACGAATACAACAATAGAGTCGGTGTCAACTTCATCATTTGTTAACTGAACTCTGAGCACTCCGTCAGCGTCTACAATAAAGCCTTCTCTTTGGAAACTTGTTAACATTTGACCTTCAAAAATAACTACATTTTCGGCCACATATTTTCCAGGTTCAACACGTCTTGCTACATAAACTTCATTCGTAATAAAATTATATGTTTCACCTTGGTATGTAGCAGAGAAACTACTATACTGTGGAATTGTCACAGTTGAATCTTGCAATGTTGGGTCAGTAATTGTGACTCGAACTGTTGCTGTTGCTGATTTACGAGAGCGAGGAATATAATTTAATTCTTTGGCATGAGAAACTACGCTGTTCTTAAGGACGGCCGAGTCAAGAAACATTTCGTTAAGTGCCATATTGGTATAAAAATTGTTTTGATAACTATTAAAAGCAAGCACATCCAGCAATGCAGACATATTACTTCCTTCAAAGTTATAGTCTTTAAATTGTGTTTGTGTTTGTAAATATACTTTAAGCTGGGATTTGATTGAATCAAAATCCAGTTCGGTTATTGGAGTTTTTGGATTGGCCATCTCTATCTATTCCTTTCTAAAATAACATCTAGCTGAATTGGTTGCTCTTCGTTTGTCACATAAAATAATACGGTCACATTGACCTGTTGTTCATCAATTTGTTCTACAGCTACATCAATTAACTCTGCTCTAGGTTCGTAAATCTCTATTGTGTCTACAACACGTTCTTCGATAAGTTTTAAAGTACCAGGTGTCATGTTTTCAAATAACATTTCACGGATACCAGCACCAAGGTTTGGTTGCATTAATCTTTCACCTGGGTCTGTTAAAATTAAATTACGAATTGCTCTTTTAACAGCGTCTTCGTCCTTTAATAAGGCAAGGTCCTTTGAGATAGGACTAGTTCTTAAATCCTTATAAAAATCAGAATAAAGATTTACCTTTTTGGTTCGTGGTGTAAAAACATTTATTGTCATTGTCCTGGTATCTCTCGTATGTCTAGGTGAATGAAATCATCAGCTTCTGTTGCATATTTAAATCCATTTTTTAATGCGGATTCCATAAATGCAGCAGGGTCAGCCATATCCTTTTTAATGTCAACAACTAAACCACTCAAGTGAGCATTATTTTCATCACCTTCTTGAGCTTCGTTATATTTCTTACTTATCCAACCTTCAGTGATTGTTAAAGTACCACCTATATCTTTTTGTACTCTGTGCAAGTAAACTTTTACATCTAAATCTATTCTTATGTACCCGTATATACCTACACCTTCTTTCTCATCAAATGAATCACCTTCTACTTTAAATGTAGAATCACTTCCTGAGAATACAGCACCACATTTAGGTAGATTACCATATTCCTCTGCTGTAGGTTCCGGCACAGTTTCTATTTGACCTGTTGGAGAATAATCTTTCATACCCTCATCAATAGCTCTTGCCTCTAATCTATTTATTGCTTCTTTTCGGGCTGATGGGGAAAAACGAATTGCACCTGCACGGATTGCTGTTGATGTATTTACATTTGATATTGCGTTAAGTCGGTTTGCAATTGATTGGAACCTTACTGTATAATCATCTAATGGATTTTTAATGTCATTAAGTAAACCTTCGATGTTTGTAATAAAGGCACAGAATCTTGCAATAAAGAATTGAACAGCTTCTAAATTTGGACTTTCAAATAAACTTATTGCATAATCAATTAATGCTTTAAATTTATCTTTTAATTTCTTTTTATTTTCCTTTGTAAAGAAAGCACACATTTCCTCCTTTGCCGTCATAATTGGTTTTGATACTCCTTTTCTATAGAAAGTTTGTGCGTCTCCAATTATTCCAGAAATATCAAACTGTGCGATAGCGTCTTCAACTTTTTGGAAAATTTTATCAATTGCTTCAATCAGTTTCTTTTTAAGTTCTTTTAATAATTTTCGTATAATTGCTTGCTCTCCTGTTTTTGCAAAGCCTTCATACGACCTAATTTTATTCATGAACTCTAATGCGTCTTTAATCACCCCACCTATTTCATCAAGCAATTCAAAAAATGCGTCGATTTGACCAAAAATTTGTGGCATTCTTCTGCAGAAACCACCCAATACGCTTTCACTAAATGTATCTTTATAATAAGCATCTAGATTTCTTGCCAATACAACATTTTGTCCATTTATCACACCACTTGGAGTATAATTGTATGAGTTAATAAAGTCTGCAAATTCTATATCTGAAATTGCACCAGTTGACCATCTTCGATCCAAATCAGGATAATCTGTTGTATCTAATGTATCTCGTAATGCATTGACATAGGCATTTGCATCATACAATTCCTGACCATATTTGTTAAACATAATCGCGACAGGATTTGTTTCAGCTTCACTAGCAATATTATCAATAAGTTCTTGAGCAAAAACATCTATTTGATTTAATGTATAACGACCAACGTCATCTGTCATAACGCCATTATTTAACGCTAATTTATTTACTGTAGTTTGGTCTGTTTTATCTACACAATTACTAGCCATTAGTCAAAAATTCCTCCAATCTTTTTAGCCAAAGATGAAACAACACTTTTTGCACTATCTGATAGTGGAGTATTTACATAACCAGATACAAAGCCTTTTGCAAAATAACCACCTGGGAAAATCGAAGTAGATTTTGAAGGAGGTTCTGGCATTTCAGCTTGTGAGCCTGCGAATACGGCGGGTAATGCAAAGTTTAATTCTGGTAAAGTAAATAATAAATCTGTTGGAACATCCAATGGAGCCAAATATAACGTATTATATGATACAGAACCTGTTGGCAATGGAGCTCCTAATGTTGTAAAGTCTCCTCTAATACCTTTAACTGCTTTTGCCTGAAGTGTACCAATTGCCTTAACAAAAGGCGAATCAATAGTTGTAGGACCAACACCCCAAATATTAAAGCCACCCGTTCCTGTATTAAAGTTTACATCATTACTGGAAACTGTAAAATCAAGTACTGATGTCACTTTCATAGCAAGTGTTGAATATAATTCCATATCAAGTATTGAGGTTAAATTCATATTATTTGCTTTTGCAATAAATTGTTGACCACCATCTATAACAATAGATTCCTTACCAAATAAATTCATTATACCAACATTTGCATCAATTTTAACATCTCCAGCTCTCATCTGAAGTTGTTCACCACCATTAATATTAAATTGACCACCAGTACCAAAATGAGAATTACCGTGAACTAAAAGATTATAATCGCCTTCAATCTCTTCTGTTTTATTACCTTTTACATATACATGAGCATTACCATTAATCGTCACTACTGAATGACCAGAGGATTCGTGTTTAGTACCAATATTAACTTCGTACCTATCAGCCTCCGCCCTTTCTGTGACAGTTCCTTTGGCATCTATCTGAACATATGCTCCAGATTTGTGGTGAATCATGATTCGCTCACCACCAGGTGTGTCATCTAATTCTATACTGTGTTGACCTGTTTCGATAACTCTATTATATGGATATTTTGCAGAATATGCTGATGGAGGTTCTGCCCAAGTATCATCTGAATTTGCAACTCTTTGGCTGTGTACTCTATTTAAATCTTGTTCTAAAATAAATGTTTCTCCAAGATTTTCACCAGTTGCCAATTTTGATTGTTGTGGTAAACCATAACTTCTTGGGTCCATACCTTTCGCTAATGTTTCAGCATCTTTTGGTACTACAACACCCCAGCCATCTTTTGCCGGGTCATGTTCAGAAGCATATTGAGAAGGAATTAATCCTAACACTAATGGATGTTGTGCGCTTCTTCCATCAAGAAACATTCCATATACGAACGAATTTAATGGAGGTGGTGGATTATTTGGGTC